ACTGTCTTCAATTCTGGAATTTGTCAAAATTTTGGTAACATCAATTCTTGAAGACGGGCTTCCGCTTCTGATAAGCCGACTCCCCGATATAATAATGGGTGTTATTAATTTCATTTTATCAGCAATTCCGCAGATAATCCAAGCCGTAATCAGCATAGTTAAAGCGATTGCCGAAAATCTGCCACTCATAATTCAGCAGATTGTCGATGTTCTCCCAGATTTGATAACAAGCATTATTGATGCCATTTTGAGCAACCTTCCGTTGTTCATCGAATGCGGGATTGAGCTTTTTGTAGCCCTTGTTGGAGCGCTTCCACAGATCATTGTAGCCATTGTTGGAGCGATTCCACAAATAATCCAGGCTATCGGCTCTGCCTTGGTAAAAGAAGCCCCCAAAATGGCGGAAATGGGTAGCAAATTACTGAAATCGCTTGCTGACGGACTCGGAAAAATCGGTAATTTAATCGGAAATGCAATCTATAAAGTATGGACGGCTATAAAGACAGGCTTGGAGAACCATATCAACGGCATAAAACAGATCGGTGCAAATATCCTTACGGGACTTGTCGAAGGTATCAAATCGAAGATTACCGCCGTTGTTGATACCGTGAAGACCGTAGCAGGGAAGATATCAGACGGATTTAAAGATTTTTTCGGGATACACTCTCCTTCAAAGCTCTTCACAGAATATGGACAGTTTATTGACGAAGGATTAGCCGAAGGTATCACGGGCGGCGAGGATATGGTTAATAGTGCTATGGACGGACTCAATGGCGCAATGGTAAGCGATATCGAATCATCCTTAACGGTTGACACTTCCAGAGAAGCAACCCCCACCGAGTCAGGTCTTTATGATTTACTCGCAACATATCTGCCCTATTTGGCACAGAGAAACGACGTTAACGTAACACTCGAAGGAAATGCCGACGGGATATTCAATCTCGTTAAAAGGGCAAATAACGAGTTCAAGAAGCAGAACGGAAGGAGTGCGTTTGCGTAATGGTTTTATTAATCGGAAATTTAGACTATAGCAACCACGTTATAGCCGGTTCTTACAACATCAATCAAAAAATACAATCATCAAAATGGGACGACGCTAACTATCGGACTCACAAGTTTAAACAGCGTGACAAGATAGTTGGCTCGTTTGATATGTTCTTTAGAACTGTCGCAGATTATGAGGACTTCAAGGCGGATTTAGACGACGCACAAGCCCCGGACGACGATTCTTATTCAATCAGCCTTACAGTAAACAATATATCAGAGCAAAGAAGAATAAACGCCTTTATCGACTATGAACTTGTCAGAGACATAGACGGCAAATGGCAGGACTACTTCGGAAGATTTACGGTTAATATCGAGGAAAGATGATAAACGTATCAGAAGCAACCAAGCTCGCTTGGATAAATGAAAAAGCGCATAAAGAGATACTTATAACGATAGGCTCAACGACGATCACGAACAGCGATATAGTCGGCGACACATTATCAAGGTCGGAGTCTATTATTTCTTCGGATAGTCTGGAGTTCGTCGGGTGTATCTCAACGAAGATTGAGTTTGTGACGGCGGCATTTAATAACGTCAACCTCAAAGGACGAACGGTTAGTATCCAGGTAAGGGCTAACGAGACCGATTGGATACCCTATTTCAGCGGAGTAATAGACGAAGCACGCAAGGAAGGTATGCAGGGGCTTAAAAGAGTAGTCGCCTATGATGTGTTCTACAGATTATCCCAGATTGACGCTACCGAGTGGTGGAACAGTTTATCCCCTCAAACGCTTATAAGTGCCTTTAACAAGTTTATGACCGACTTTAGCGTAGTTTATAACCCTTCGGCTATATCCTTCGTTAATTCGGCTATTAGGTGCCTTGGTGGGTCAATAAGACAAGCTAAAAAGCTGACGGCGTTACAGTTCTTGCAAGCGGTCTGTCAGATAAACGGGTGTGTCGGGTATACGGACGGACTCGGAAGGTTTGGCGTTAAATACATAGACGCTATCGCACAACAGAGGTTATATCCGGCAGACAGTTTATTCCCTTCCGACTTTATCTATCCGTCAAACTACGACGGCGGAAGCGTTGGGGAGTCTACTGTTATTCCATACTATCAGACCTTGGAATACGAGGACTATTCCATTAAGCAGATAGACAAGGTTACACTTCGGAATAAGTCGGAAGATATAGGCGTATCTTACCCTTATTCGGGAAGCAATAACTATATTATCCAGGGAAATATCTTCGCCTTCGACCAAAGCGGCACGGATTTAATAGATATCGCCGAGAGAATCTACAACGTAGTCAAGAACGCCAACTTCAGACCCTTTAACGGTAAGCAAATGGCTTTCCCTTGGTTGGAGTGCGGCGACAAGGTAACATACTACGATATAAACGACAACGGCGATACTGTCGAGGTCGGGTTTATCATTATGAGCCGCAAGATGAACGGCGATCAAATGATGTGGGACTCTTATTCGGCAGAAGGCGAGCAGGACCAGAGAATATTCATCACGGATTTGCAGGCACAGATAAACGATCTGCAAGACCAAATCGACGACTTATCGGGCGACACGCCTAACGGTAGTTTATACGGTATGGTTACAGTGGAATACACGCAACCGATAGAAGCACCGACTATGGGCGGATATGAAGAGTCGGTAAGCGGTATAGCAACAGAGGTAACGTAAATGTCAGAATGGGAAGTTGTAAATATAGGCATATCGAATAGTGCTTGGAATGTTGCGAGTGCTGAAATAATGGCTGAATACCTCGGTGGCGAAGTGCAGATGGCACACGCAGACCTTGGTATTGAGAGTATTGAAATTAGGTATTGGTATGTCAGCATAAGTTACAATACCGTGAATACTGATATCCCTGTTATAACTTTTAGTGGTTTTCCTTATGCAATGCTTGGAGTTTCATCGGGTGGCTATTATAACACTACTGTAAAATTTGCTTTTATCACGATAGACACGGCTTCAACGTGGGTATTTGGTATTGGCGGTGGCGATGGTGGTTGCGGTGGCACTTGGAATGTATTCGAGGGCGATGGTTTTACTGCTCTTAAGCAAATGAATGGTTCAAGTTGTATTCTTGTTAAAGACACGGCAAATGACCTTGTAAATGGTGGTACAGTAAACGCAATAGTTGGCAATGGCGTATTGGTTGATATTGACAATGGATTAGTTGTAGATTCTTCGGTTTTTTCATCGCAGGTTATAGCACAGAGTGACGGACAGACTTTTACGGAAGTAGTAAACGAAATGCTTGTGGATAGCACAGGTGGAAGCGGAAGCCACGTTTACAACACAGAACACGTTTACAAGAGCCTTTTTGACTATGATTCGAGCAGAGATAAAAATATTTTAATAAATGGAATCAAGATGAATCGAATGTTATCAAGTAACTACTATATACCTTTGGAGTGATTATGGGAATTTCTAACGATTGGCAAATTATAGATGGGTTAAGTTATACAACCTTTTCTGATAACGATAACCGATATTCCGACAATCATATGCTTACTTCGGCTTCGGCGGAGAAGTTGGCGGCGGCTATGGGTTGGGAAGTGGTGGAGTTGTCCGATTATGTTCAGACAGTAACGTGGGGACAAAGCACCTACAACGCTTCGAATATCAGACTTTTAAGACCTGTCGCAAATGCGGAAGAAGACGAGTATAATTGCGGAATTATGTTTGTCGGATACTTCCGATATTATACAGGTTCATCAAATATAACTTATACGGACGCAATCATACGTTTAAGCGATGGAGCGATAATCGGAAATCTATATCCAGCATCGTTATCGTTATCAGCAAATGCGCACCTATTTAGACCCGAAGCGGCTGGAAATATGTGTTTATGGTTCAATAGCGTACAATACCCATTTTATATTGATAAATTTACTAACGTTAAGACCGAAGTTGAAAAATGGGGGATTATATCCGACAAAAGTGGTTCTTCAACACCACGCTTTATTGATTTTTATACGGGATTGATTATGGATATCAACAATGCCTTTCAGAGAACAACGTGTATGTTTTCATTTGGCGGTTTTGTTTCATTGGTAAAGGTTACGGCGATTTCAAGTAGTGGTGTTTACAAAGCAAAGACGATGTACCGCTATCTACTCGGTTATGGTTCACAGGAAAAGACGATAGAACTTGACGGAGTGAAATACTTAAACGTGAACGGCGATTTATTTTATTTAAGATTAGCAGAGTAAAGGAGACAATATGGCATACACAAAGATAGTTTTTCAGAATAGCCCCTCAACGGCGACCCCTTTGAACGCAGAAAACCTAAACCATATGGATGACCAGATAGCGTTAAACGACCAAAGGTTGACGGAGATTGAGACCTCATACGTTAAGAGTTTCAATGGGCGTAAGGGTGAAGTTGTTCCCGAATCTGGCGATTACAACATAGGTCAGATAGCCCCCTTAACAGGAGCGCAGGTCGGGCAAGTCCCCGTGGTAGTAAATCACGGCACAGAGCAAGACCCCGAATTAGCCTTTGAAATGGGTGCAGGTGGTGGCGGTGGTCACTCAATCATAGACTCCGAGGGAAACACAATGCCGCAGGAATCCGCAATGCAGTTTGCCGATTCCTTTGTTTCCGATGATGATGTAAATGGTAAGACCGTCATAGAGAACATCAAAGAACATACTACCAAGGCAGATTATGACAATGCCACCGAAGATGGATTTCATGTTATTGATGACGGAAATGACGTGCCTATTGGGGCAAGTAGTGATGATTATGTTGAGGTTACGGCTGACGGAGTAAAGACCTACTCAACACTTTTAGATGAATTGTATGCCCTAATAGACTCAACAAAACTCACAAACAATTCATACATAGACATCTTTGACGGATATTTTCGCCTTAATGATATGTCGGGTGGCTCTTACTATTTTGAAAGAACCTTTTCGGGTGCGAAGTTATTTAGT